ACTTGTCTATCTTAATCAGTTGTTTGCCTTGTTCTTCCAACTTGTATTTCAAAAATGTTGTAAACATTCCCCAACCATTATCCGCTACAGACTTTCCAAAGTTCAACGCTTGTGACATTGCTTTCATATCAAGATTTTCAATACACACACAATCGTAATTTTTAGCTAACTTGTTTGATAGCTTGTGTAAGAAATCTTTCCTTTGGTTAGCTACCTTTTCAAACAGTTTAGCAACCTTTAGACGTTGTTTATTACGATTGCTACTATCCCTAACGCACTTTGAGAGTTTTCGTTGTTCTCTTGCAAGTCTTTTCTGTGCTTGTCTGTAGTACTTTGGATACTCTGCAGATGTGTTATTACTAGCAACGTATAGCTCTTTCATTGAGAAGTCCAAACCTAGGAAAGTTGTGGGTTCTACTGTTTGTACTTGGCTTTCGTACTCACATAAGATACTCACATAGTACTTTTCACTAGGCGTTTGACTTACTGTTACTGACTTAATTTTGTAGTCACTTGGAATTTGCCTATGTACCTTGACTTTAACTAAATCCTTTAGTTTAGGTAACTTTAATAGGTTGTTTTCTAAAGTGATACTGCCTTTTTGATTGTTAGTAGTATAACTTTTTCTGTTTTTATGTTTAGATTTGAACTTTGGAAATCCAACTTTAGGATTGGTGAAAAAACTCTTGAACGCTTTCTGTAAGTTCATTTGAACGTTAGAAAGGGCTAAACTATCAACGTCTTTGAGCCATTCAAATTCGGTCTTATACTGTGCAGGTGTATTATTTAGAGTTTGCTTATGCTCTTTGTAGTAGTCTATCTTATCTGATAACATCTTATTCCAAATAAACCTAACACATCCAAAACACTGTGCAAAAAATACTCTCTGCTCATCGTTTGGATATATCCTAAACTTATAGGCTTTATTACGTTTCATTTTTTCTCCTCCAATCCTAAAATTTATGATATTATTATAATACTTTACATTTAGTTTGTCAATAGTGGAACGCAATTCTTCCCCCACCTCTTAGGTGGGGGAATTCTTGCTGAGATTAGTTAAATCTTCTACATTAACAACTATTTTTTTATCAATTATCTCATAACCTTTGTTTAAATAATAAGTATTGTATCTATTATTTGCAGAAACAATTATTTGTTGTGGTAATACTATTGGCATTTTTATAATCTCCTTCTTTATAAATTTATACTATTATATAAATAAAAAATATATTTTTTTAAAATAAAAAAAGAGAGGAAAATTTTCCTCTCTTAAATAAATTATTTATACAACATCTGCGTAATCTATTTTACAAGTTTCTGCAACAGTAATTTTACCAACGTCATAAGTTTTACCATAAGAAGATAACCAACAGTCAATATATGTTTCAATATACCATTCCTCACTTGTGCCATCCATTGGAACTTTTACTTGTATTTCAAGAGGAACACGTTGGTCCTTTAATGTTTTAAAGACATATCTTGCAGAACTATTACCCAAAGAATAATCTACATTATCAGTATTTGTTTCATAAGTTGGAGCGTCCCACCCAGTATTACTTTTTTCATTTATATATCGTTTAGAACCAGAAGCATCATAACCTATACCATCAGCAGACAAACCTAATGCTGCCCATAAATTTGAGCTATATAATGCAATTCTTTGTACATCAAGACTACCGCCATTTGTATTTTCTGGTACTGCTTGAATTACACCTTCAACTCCAATAGCATTTAACTTATCAATTGTTCTACTTTCTGAGATATTAAATGATTGTATCATGCCTACGATATTTTGATTTGCATAAATAAATATATTAGTACTAGTCAACGCCAAACCATTTGTATCTGCACTAGTTAATTGAGTCATATCATTTTGTTGTGATTTAACATCATTACGAGTGGCACGATGGGTATTAAGATACCTGTTTGTGAAATATTGCTGTTCTGGACCAAATGCCATAAAATCACCCCCTATCTATTATTTATTATTCTTCATCCTCGTCTTCTTCTGTTGTTGACGAACCATTTACATACTTCATATAACTTGAGTCACTATATACATTATAACTATCACCTGTTACATAATCCGCAATAACATCACTGTATTCTGCTGTTACTTTTTCTGAAACGGTAATAGTTTCTGCTGCGATAGATTTTGAATAAGAAGAAATCCAACAATCTAAATAAGTTTCAATATAAAATGCGTTTTTTGTTCCTTGCATTTGAGTACGTGTTTGTATCTCTATTGCAGTTCTTTGGTCTTTTAAAGTTTTAAACGGATTACTAAATGTAAAATTAGTAGGTCTATGATAAACGCTATCAGCAGAAGAATAGGCTTCCATGGAACTCATTTTAGGTATAAATTCACCTGTTCTAGTTAAACCTAAAGCATTCCAAATACTACTATTATATAATGCAATTCTTTCAATGTTTAAATTACCGCCTTTTGTATTGCCAGGTACAATCTGCACAACACCTTCTGTGCCTAATTCTTGCAATTTTGTATTAGTTCTACTTTCTGATACCTGAAAGTTTTTTATTACACCAACTCTACTACCATTACACCAAACAGATATATTAGTGGTTGTAACAGGCATACTACCTGTATTAGCACCAATATTAGGCATACCCGATGCCCTATGAGAGTTGAGATATGGATTAACTTCCCCTGGGTTATAAGCACTAGCTGTGCCACCAATAGGGGTATATTCCGTAACTGCCATAAAATTCACCTCTTTTATGAGATTAAAAAAACATCAAATAACTTGTTTATTATTTAATATACTATATTTACATTTTTATTTAAAAAACAAGGGAAAAGGGAACATCCCCCTTTCCCTTAAAAGATTGAAAATTACTAAATTATTCTATTAGAAACTTGTTGAGGAGAAACCAAACTCAATAGAAATCCAGTTCAATGGGTAAACAGCCTCAATCTCGAAAGAAATATCAATCTGTCTTGGTTCGTCAGAATTTCTAACAACTTTCAAACTACTAAAACCTATAATAATACCTTGTGAAACGAATTGACTTAAAAGTGAATTCATTGTATACTTAATATCAGCAATAATGCTTGAAGTAAGTTTCTTACCGATATAAAGATTTGCAGTAGTATTTCTACAAGAGTCAATTACATAATCTTTAATCTGAATAAGTGTGATTTCTTGTGAATTAACCTCGTCAGTTGCAGTAGTAATACCATGTCTAATTCTTATATTAGTACCATATGGTTCGAGAACACAACAACCTGCCGCTGCAAGAATATTCTTCTCAGATTCAGAATATAAATCAACTAATTCCGTGAAGCCTGCGATAGTTTTATTTGTTAAAGGTTCAGCTGCATCATTTGCAAGACCAATTGCTGCAACTGCAACAGCTGCATAACAACCGTCTAGTCTTCTTGTATTATACTTACCTGTTCTAAGGTCTCTAATAGACTTTTTAATAGCACCAGGTACTACATATACAATACGTTCATCAGCATAGCCTTCTGCTGTTTCAGCCATACCAACAGTTCTATCTGCTCTTGTAGCAAGCTTGTTGATTAACTGATTAGGTCTTGCAGCAAGATAACCCATTCTTTCCTTGCCATATTCATAAGAACTCATTAAATTAACATGGTTCTGTAAATATGCACCAACAGCATCACTTGTTGATAAAGGAATAATAGTTTGAACATTACTTGCACCTGCGATAGCAGATGAAAGTTTATCGATAGCAGTTTCAATTTCATAATCAGCACCATTCTTAGCCTGTACACAAACAATCTGAGAAACACCATTATTAAATGCAATTTCAGCACCTAAAGAAAGTGAGTTAAGAACAGCACCACTAGCTGAAACATCATAGTTACCATAAGCAGCAACGATATCATCATAATCTGTATAAAGAGTAGGCTCATAATCAGCTTCTGCCTTTCTATACTTATAAGATACATAATAAGTTGCACCCTCAGCTGGCATTGTAGTTGAAGTTACTCTTGGAGAAGTAACAATGTAAACTGTTGCAGTTGTACCCTTTGTAGTAATCTGAGAATCAAGTGTTGAACCATCAAGTGAGAACTCAATACCAGGGATTACTTCAAAATAATCATCCTCTAATGAAGAAACATCATCAAAAGTTGCTGATGTAAGTTCGCCATTTACATATCTAACAATACTAATCTTACCATCTTCTTCTTCTCTCGTATATGTCAATTCATATACAGCAGGCTTATCAAAAATCGTACCATTACTAACAACAGTTAAATCACTGATAGCATTATAGAACTGATTGTTATAATATGTACTAGTATTTGCAAGCTTATCAGAAGTTTTTGACTTGTCAGCATCTGCATCATAATCAACAATATTACCATTTGCATCATAAGCAATAAGTAAATAATTATAGTTGTTCGTTGCAGAAATAAGGTCATTATATGTAGCAATTTTAGTTGTTGTACTTGTTAAAGTTGTATTGCCACTATCACCAGTTGTTATTTCGTAATAAACGTTATCAACAGAAATGTAAATTTTATTATTAGTATCTTTAATATATTTAGTAACATTATTGATTGTTTTACCATTTTCACTATCATATAATTTTGTATTACTATCAATAGTAATAGTTTTAGTAGCATCTTCTGAGTCATAAGCGACTGTTGCAGTATTTATTGTGTTATCTGTACTTTCTACAAATAAACTGTCATTATCAAATTGGAAAGTAATAGCAGCAGTAAGAACAGTGTCAACATCTATATCAGAATTCTTTAAATAGGTTTTTGCAGAGTTTGTAAGAACATACTGATTATTTATGTATGTAGTTGTTAATTCCTTGGTGTCACTATCAACAGTTACAGTATCATCATTTGATATAACAATACTGTCAAAATCAACTTCTACATAATGTGTTTCAGAAGTTACATCAATACTTGCAATATAATATTGAGAATTTGTATCTGAACCTATTGAAAAATTGCTAACAAAATATTTATTTGCAGTTAAACCATTAAATAAATCAGTTTTACTCTGGTCGGAGTATACGCCATTTATTAAGTATTCATTGGTAGAACTTTCATCATTGCTTGATAACGTACCAGTACTATCGCTATTAACAGTATAAAAAGTATATCCAATTACATTTTTCTTATCATCTTTAATTTCATTTTTAATAAATTTATAATATGTTGTACCTGCTGTTGACTGAGAGTATTTTAAATCATAATCATCTATTGTGGCTTCTTCAACGATATAGCACTCACCAGTAGCAGCACCATTATCATCTACTAAAGCTAGTGGAGCAATAGTACTACTACTAAGGTCTGTCGGATAAACTTTTATAGAAGTTTGGTTTATTTGTGTAGCACCATTAATTGTGGTTTTTACAAAAACACAAAAACCATCTGTTTGGTCTGCAACTGTGTTTTTCTTAGTATCACCAGACATTTTATATGGAACAAATAAAGTATAACCATTTAAATCCTCTGTTAAATCAGATGTTTGTAAAGTAATTGTATCGTTATTAACACTATAATTCACCGAAATTGTTCTGAACGGGTCTGTTGTATAACTAATTGCATACTTCTTCAAATCGTTATTTGGAATATTCAAACTATAAGTGTTTGTTGTACTATCATATCCAACAACTGAATAAGCGTAAGCTTTACTAGTATCATAATCTCCATTTATATTTTTTTCGAATTCAGCATCACTTATATATAATGTGTAATTATCTGCACCAATAATATTACCAAAAGTAAAATTTTGAGCGTCTGTGGTTGTTGGGCTATCTGCAACAATTAAATCAAGATTAAGATTAACCTTTGCACTACCAGAATTAGTAGCTAAAACTTTAGATACCTGAGCTTCTTTCTCTGTCTTAGCAGCAACAGTTGTAATAATTACATAGTCACCGACATCTACAAGCTGTCTGCCAGCAGCATTAGCGATATAAGTGTTTTTAACTATTAATTGAACACCTGGAATAGGATATGAACCATCTTCATCAGTTGCAGGTGAAGAACCAACAACATATTCACCAATAATTTCACTTGTATTCATATTAATAACTCTATAGCAACCTAATTTTTCATCAGCACCTAAGTCTTGGTCATCTTCATTAACGTATGATACTTCAATCATCCATTCGCCATCTTCAACTAATTTTTCAACAGTTTCATCAATACCAAATGTAATATTCTGTGTACCGTTATTATAATAAAATCTTGGACACTGTTTTGCATTAATTGAACAAGTAGCTTTTACAAGAGAATCCCAAACAATCGTATTACCATTTAAAGTATAGCCATCATTATTACCTGTTGTAGGTGAATAAAGAGTATTATTAACAGTAATATTATCATATATAGGTCTTGAAGAAACGCTTGTTATTTCAAATACGTTTTCATTTGCAAGTGTATCATAAGGCTTAGTATTTGATTTTATAACAGCTTCGTTTGTAACAGTATAATAATTAATACCAGTACCAACAAGAGCCATTATTCTTGAACCACCTGCTGTTACAACAGAAGAGGCGGTCTTTACGAAACGGGCATAAGTGCCTGGTGCTTTATAAGCCATATACATTACCTCCTATTTTTAAATATGTTTATTTTTAATTTCATTTATTTAATAAATTTTATTTTTTAAAAAATATATATAAACATACTTTATTTTAACTAATAAATATAAATACGATATATATTTATTTTTGCTTAATATAGAAAAAAGGAGAGTAAAAACTCTCCTTTTAAATTATTTAATAATGATATCTTTATAAACGTCATAATTAAATATCAACATTTTTATGCTTTATTACTCATATAATGTGCCATCTTCATAGAACTCAACATCGTCAAATTCTGTGATTCTTTCAATCAAATATTCATCATCAGGATTTGCATAAAAGTCCATATCAGCTGTAAAATCCTTGTTGATATCTTCAATTACTTCCTGCAATTTTGTTACAATCTTTACATACTTTTCGCAAACTTCTTTTACATCTGCTTCAACTTCAACTTCATCTTCTGCAATTTCTTCTTTTATGCTATTAACATCTGCAATTGAAGGATTGAGATTCAACACCTTATCTGCATCTAAATAATCATCATCATAGTCAATATAGTCCTCAATAATATACACTTCATCATTAGATAATGTTACACCTGCAAGTTTTTTAGCATCTTCTATATCTATTTCGCCAACAATCCAAGCTTTATTCCAATCAAAATATAGTGCATCAAATTTAGAATTTTTAAAATATGTATTAACTAGACCATAATTATTAATATCATCAGAAATAAGCATCATTTCGTTATACGCACAATCACTATCGTCATAACGATATTTTCTATAATTTTTAACAGCATTTTTCTTTGCTTCATCTGATAACTCATTATAATCATATACTTCAATAGTTCTTGCAGCACTTCTTCTCATAGGTTTTCTATTTTTTCTTACTGTATTATTTTTTATACTTTTACTAATTAATCTTTTCATATTTAAATCTCCTTATATTTTATATTTTTTGTTACTAATAAATAAATAAATAAATAAATAATAAAACACTTATTTAATAATAATATATTCTTCTCCTGTTTCTGCATCTGTATACGTCCATTCATTAGCTGTAAGATAATCTACAACATAATCTTCTTCATAATCAAAGTTTTCATAACCTTCTTTTTTCATTCTTGCACAAAAATCATCTAAGAACTCATCTAATTTATTATGAATTATTTCAATCTTTTCAATAAAACCTTTAACATCAAAAGACTTAATTTTGTCTTCTTCAAAATAATCTTCCAAATAATAATTTATATCTTCTTCATTCCAATAAGAAAGTGCATCTTCAAGCATACCATCTGTATAGAAAGGACTCCGTCTTTCATTTCTTATGTAATACTCTCCCTCATAATCAAATATTTCTAAATCATCAGGAGATAATTTTACTTGTGTAATGTTTAAAACATCATCATTTGATATTTTACCATTTAAACCAAAACCATCGCCTTGTGAATATCCAAAATCATAAGTAAAATCTAAATCACTATCAGGGAATGTTTTTTCTACTTCTTGTTTTGCATAATCTTTGAAATCATCATTAAGAAAACCATCAATATCTTCTTGTGCTTTATAATATATTTCTTTTTGTTTAGTCTTTGGAATATCACTCCAACGAATTTCCTGTTCTGCTTTTTTTACTAATCTTTTCATATTTAATCGTCATCCCTATCTGCTAAATAATTATCATAGGCATCATCTAAAGAAATAAATATATCTGCTTCTTCTGATTTCATTTCATCGCAGAACTCATCGAAAAAACCATTTAATTCATCAAAGAAATCTTCAACTTTATAGCAAAAATCTTCCAAATCAAATGATTTTATTTCATCTTCATTTAAATATTTATCTAAATCTTTTTTTAACCCATTATCTTCTGAAACATAATCATAAATTTCTTTTGTTTTATCAAAACCATAAAAATCAGGGGCTTTCTTAGGATTCCATAAATCAAGTTTTCCATCTGTAAGTTTCTTTAAAATAGATTTTTCTAATGAGTTAAAAGTATTATCTACACAATTTAACGCATCCTCTATATCTAATTTACCATCCAATCCAAAATCAACAGTATTATAGTAATATCTAATATTACTATTAGGAAAAGTTTCGCTTACTTTTGAGTCTGCCAAATCTCTAAATTCATTTTCTCTTCTATCTTCCCATTTTTCTATTTCCAACGGACTCCAACGAGAAGAATAAGCTTGTAATTTTCTATTTTTTTTCTTTACATTAAAACATTTCTTTGTATTATTTTCTTTTTTTATTAATCTTTTCATAATTTAATTCTCCTTTTTTAAAATATCGGATATAAAGTTTTCCTTTTTAATTTATATATAGGGTCATTAGTTTCAACCTCATACATTTGTATTTCTTGGTGAAAATAATAGCCTGCTGCGTGGTTTATATTTGTGCTATAAACTCTAAACATTTTACCTTGTGGATTTATTAAAATATCCCTATCTCTTATTTGTACATCACATATAGTCCAAGCTCCCGTATTGTTATTTATTTTTAATCCCTCTAATGTTCTATCCATTTGATTGTTAGCAGGTTTTTGTCTTATGTATATTTGATTAATAGCATCATATCCACCAACAAAACCTGTACCATAGCATTTTTCACAATTAGGATTAGCAGCACTACCTCTTACGCTATCAAAGCAAGTACATCTATCTCCCTCTGTTTTTCTTTTATATAAATCAAACAATTCTCCTGTATTTTTTAATATCCACATATTTCTTTCGTTTATTTTATGAAACCATTTATTAGTATTATCTACTCTATAAATGTTAGCATTACTTAATTCACTTTCTACCCATTGTTCCCCATTATAATATAACGTACTTACCTTATACCAATAAGTTGTATTTATATTAGATATAACATTTTTATCTTCATATCTATTTGTTAAAATTACTTCTTTATTTAATTTATAAAAAATACCATTAGCAATAGTGCCACGATATACATTATAACCTATTTTATACTCATCATTATTTACTTTATCCCAAGTAACACTTGCATCATTCTTTAAATTAGTATAAACAATTTTAATATTCTTAGGAGGTAATAATTTAAATCTATTTAATATAATATCCAAATTAGTTCACCTCTTTTACATTTAAATCATCATTCATTATAAATTCTTTCATAAGTTTTTCGACAAAATCAGTGTCGAAAATAAAATTTTTAATTACTTTTACATTAACATTATTATTTCTAAGTCTAATATCATAAGTACCATTTTCTAAAGCAAATAATGAATTTTTATTTATTTTCTTATATACATATAATTCATCATTTTTAGAAATAATAATTTCTCCATTTTCAAATCTTTTATATTCATTTAATAAAGATATATTTATCATTCTAAAATCAGTATTACACATTTTATAAGTAGACTTACCAATTTTTCTTTCTATTAAAGAATCAATAGTAAAATAAACTTCTTTATCAAGTCCATCTGTAATTGTTTGATTTTTTAATGTTGTTTTATAACCATTATATTCTATCCGAATATCATAAACACCATTTTTAACAAAAGAGGTATATTTACCATTTTCATCAGTAGTACATTTATCTACAATTATATTATTTTGAACCATTTCAAAAGTATGATTTCTTTCAGCGTTTTTAATACCATTAACACCATCAGTAACAGTTTCGGTATTATTATTTTGTGATGAAAGAAAAAAAGTAATAGTAGCGTTTTTAACAATACCATCATTATCCTTTAAGCAACCATTACACAAAGAAAAACTATGGTTATATTCATATTCATTAGCACCATTACTATACTCATATTTGGCTGTTGTGTTTTCTACAACATCAAACATAGCATTAAAAAATTTCTTTATATATTCAGTTGTAACATCAAAACACCCTTGAAATTTTACCTTCATACAACCACCATATTTATAATTATTTATATAATAAATAAGATTATGATTGGTTTTTAATTTATGATAAAAAAATAACAATAAATAAAAAAAGGAGAACATTTAGTTCTCCTTGTCTTTTATTATGCAACTATATCGCCATTTTCATTATAAATAGCCTGATTATCATCTAAAATATCATAAACAACTGAATCTACCCATCTTTCGTAGTCTTCTTGTCCGTCTGCCTTAACTTCTTCTATAAAATCTGCTATTGTAGAAGGAATTAATTTGTTATATATATTAGCAACTTTCTTTACTAAGCCATCAATATCCAAACCATTTAAATCTTCTCTTTCTTTTATTCCCTTTTCAAATCTATCTGTTGCTTCTTTTACATCTTCTGCGAAATCACTAAGAGGTGAAGAATAATCAATATCACCTGTACTATTAGATTTATACAAGTTAATTGTTTCATAAGAATTAAATGTAGCTATGCCTAAAAAGTCTTTCATAAATGTTACTTCTTCCTTAGAAAACTCAATATGATTATCATTCATTACATCATAAAGGTCTACTTTACCCCAAACTATTACATCTTCACATTCGTGTACTTGTGCTTTTGTTTTAACAGAATATAAAAGTTTACTATTAGGGAAATATTTTCCTTTAAGTGAATTAAAATCAGTATCTAA